TTTGATGTACCGTTACCTACAACAGATACAATAGTTGTTGCTGGATATGCAGCCGTATCTGCTGTAGCAGTAACTACTTTTGCTCAACCGTTTTTCGATACTATCAAAAAGAAATTACAAAAGTTTATACAATCCAAAATTGATAAATGGAAGAACAAAAAAAGAAAGGAATCATTAGCAAACTAAAAGATGCTGCTGAAGATAAGGAACATCAGATAGAAATATTAGGAACATTTGTCAGGTTAGGAGTAGTTGTATGGTCAGGGTTTATTATTACTATGAATTACATAGACTTACCTATGGTTAAAAAAGCTGGTAACTCTGATATTACATTCGTAGCAAGTGTATTTACAGGTGCACTTGCCACGTTTGGACTAACTACTGGCAAAAATGGCTCTTCTAAACCTCCAGTCTGCCCTATGACAAAAAAACAAGACACACCAAAAGTATGAAGAAATGGATTCTTCTCTTAGCCCTGTTGTCACCCGCAGTTGCAAGAGCAAACACTGTCACGCCCCAGTTTACAACAGGGTCTATGAACAGTACAACCACGACAACACAAACTATAACAGAAGTTACCCAAAAGCAAATATTTGGAGCCGCTGTGTCCACATGGTCGGGCAACAACGTTACACCATCAGCGAATATATCTGGTGCTGAAACAACCTTTTCAGTGACAGATAACACTTTACCATGGACACTAGAAACAACAACCAGATCAGCTGGCTTAGTAGAGCAATGGGATACAACAACAAACTACACCATAAACTCCACTACTACTTCGCTCTCTGTCTTCTCACAGTAAGCCCAGTATTAGCAGAAGGAGATACTAACAATAATTCAAATCCAGTAGCAGCAGCTACAGGTAACGTGACTAATCAAGCTGTACAGTTTCAAAACAACGGTGCATCGTCACGCCAGTCATACGGCCCGAACATATCATGTAACGGGTCAACTATGACGTTTAGTCCTTTCTATATGGGTAATCATACTAACCCCTACGCAGCAGATGAAGATACACGAAGCTTGTATCCTTCTAGCTATCAGCTAAATGAAAACTGGGGGTTTCAAATTAACTTTATGGTTCCCTTAGATAAGGAAGGTTATAGGCAATGTAAACGGATAGCCAAACGTCAAGAAGAAAAAATGCAGCTAGACTTTGAGCTTGTAAGAGCATTAAAGTGTGCAGAGCTGCAACAAAAGGGATTTGCTATACGCCCCGGTACACGTGTAGCCCACCTGTGCCAAGATATAGTACCAATACAACTATTACTACCTAAAACAAACCCACCTAAGAAGGATAAATGGCCTTGGAACAAAACGAAGTCGTCAAAGTAGAATTTACTAGAAAAGAACTAGGATATTTCTACAATAGGATGCAAACAAATAGATGGTACGAAAACTATTATAAAACTAAGATGTGTGGTCTTGGATGCCCTTGGGAGCCTTGGATGGCAGACACACTTGAAAAATTAACGCCCTACAAGCTATGAGCACATTATCACTTCAATTTGAAAGAGAAAGACAAGCAGCTTTAAAAATAATTAAAGCAGCTCAAAAGAAAAAAACTACTAAAACCACTGAAACAAAATGATCACAGTTATTAAACCAATATTATTCGCATTTTTAAAAACAGATGCGGTTAAAGAGCTTGTAGTAAAACTACTAGAAGCCTATGCAAAAAAGACAGATAATACTGTGGATGACAAGCTAGTTGCGCTTGTTAAGAAAAACTTATTAACAGAATAATGGATACAGTCAAGAAACTACCCAGAAAAGCAACCGAAGAGAGTTTTAACGAGTTACACTATCTTGTTACAGAAGACTTTCTAAATAGAATAAGAAGCGGAGAGGCTACAACACAAGATTTAAAAGCAGCATGCGATTGGTTAAAAACTAATGACATTACAGGTGTTGCTTACGACGGTAGTCCTCTTGACAAACTAAATAAACTCTTACCTACTGTAGATTCAAATCTTGTACAGAGGAGGTTGTATGGCAAGCAGAACGTCTGAATACTATAAAAGAAATCCAAAGGCTGCTGCTAAAAGACGTAAACAGCAGTCTAAGTATAACAAAACTAAAAAAGGTCTAGCACTTAGAGTCAATGCGAACAAACTTAATAGAAAACTTGGTACATATGGAAACCGTGACGGATTGGATGCCGCCCATTATAAGGGTAGTAAAACCCGTGGCAGAAAACAAAAACCATCTATTAACCGACGTAGCAGACTTAAAATTAGAAGATGACCCCATTACTAGAATTTTATGAATTACACAACCTTACTATTGACCATGTACACCCTAAATGTAAAGGGGGTGAGGATATTACGACGAATGTTGTATCCTCGTGCAGGCAATGTAATCAGGACAAAGGTAGTAGGCACTGGCTCGACTGGATGAGAGCCACATTCGGCACCACAGACCGAGAGCATACAATCTTATCCCATATTAACTAATGGCAACAAAATTAACAGGAAGAGCTTTAAAAATTCAAAAAGAGAAAGAAAAAAGAGAAAAACTTAGGCTAGGTAAATTCTCAGACAGCTATAAAGCACAAATGAGAAGTAAAAACTTTGGGCCTATTGATACAGAGGCTGCTGCTATTGAGGCAGAGGAGTTTGAGTACGGCCCGGGCGGTCAGCCTAGTGCTGAGATGATGCAACAGCTAACTGGAACCGTTCCAATTGATAAAGAAGCTGCTTTTATTGAAGGAGAAACTCAAGAATGGGATGGCCCACAGCCTTCCGCTAGGGAGCAGTTATCAATTTACGGAGGGGATCAAACAGGCTTAACAACTACAGGAGCTACACAAGGTGCAGGGATTGCAAGTACAGGAGCCCCTATGCCAACCTCAGAAGCTGGTTATAAAGCAGCAACGGAGCTAAGAAAAGCGACAGATAAAATTAGAAATAATCCTACTGCTATACAAAAACGTCTAATGGGTGACGATATGACTACAGGATTTACTCCCGAACGTTTAGCAGACCTAGTTATAAAACAACAAGAATTTAGAGCAAATCAAAGAAAAAAACCAACATTTTTAAAGAGGCTCCGTGGAAAATGAACAAGACAAGCTACCTTTATTTACACGACTTAACGATGCTATAGAAGGTAAGTTAAATCAGTTCACTGACTCTATAGCTAGAGCTGCCGAGGAAAAACCCGGCTTTGGTACCGATGATATTGTTAGGGGAGGTCTTCAAGGTCTCTCCTTCATAGGTAACTTACCTGTAATTAAGCAGATAGGTCAGGCAGAAGAAGCTATTGTAGGTGGCGTTCGTAATCTAGCAGAGCGTCAAGACCTGATAGATCCTAGATCATTTACCTATGGTACACGTATAGGACTAGCGTTTGCTGGAGATAAAGGTGTACGTAAGGTTGTAAAAAGTGGTAAAAAAGTAGCAGCTATAGCTAAAGCTGAAAAAATAATGGAAGCTAACCGAAATCCAGCTTTAAAAGGTGTGTTATTGCAAAGTATTAACGGTACGCCTCCTAGTGGATCTGGTTTTAACTGGGCTAATTTTGGTTATAAGGTAGATGGACGAACAGGAAAACTTAAATTACCTACATTAGTAAAAAGAGCTAAAGACACAGGAGACCTTATGACGGAATACGATGTCTCTGACGCTCTGTATACTTATTACACAGAATTAGAAAATTATATAAGAACAAAAGGCACACGAAGAGGATTTGCAAAATTTATTAACCCTGCGACTGGCGAAGTTTATAACCCTTCATTTGCTAAAAACACGGATGGTACAGTAAGATTTAGTTTAAGTAATGCTAGATTAGCAGAGGCTACAAGACTTAGAGCTAAAAATGTACGAGATGCACTGGATAAAGTTTATAGTAGTACAATTCAGAAAAAATGGAAACGATTCAAAGAAATTGATCGTTACAACATGAATCAACAAGAAGTTTTATTAGCATCTCGAATTATGGATCAGAAAAAGCTGGAACTAATAGATTTGCAGAAAGCACTTGCTAACAATAAGCTAACACCGGTACAAAGGGAGATTATGGAGACAAGAAGGATAGATATAGGAAACCAATTACAAAGTTTAAAAGCTGGAACTTATTATGGGGAACACGGTTATGCTATAGACAGTAAAATTTGGAAACACGTACCATTACAAAAAAGATATCCTAATCAAAAAATTAGATTCCAGCCGGGGGACGCAAAAAATTTTCATTTAATTTACGAGCCTGATTCTTTATCATTAAGTGCTCAGTTTGAGCCGGGTATGAGAAAATTGCACCAAACTTTTAAAAAGACAAAAGATAATTTTGATGAGGTTATCGAAGATGCGACCATAAGATACCCTGACCATGTGGTACACCTTAATCCTAATTTTGAACCCGGTAATGCAGAAAAAATTATTAGAATAGAAAGGTTAGATACTGTTAGAATACATAATGAGGTAATGAATCAAATGTCAGGAGAGGCTGTAGCTAAATTTGATTGGAAAAGAATGGGTAGCCGAGTTTGGTCAAAAGAAGAAATTAGAGCTTGGTTAGCATCGGAAGGTATTGTACCTGTTGGACCTAGAAAAAAAATAACAGTTAATCCTACATTTAAAAAATCTAAAAAACCTCCTAGAAATTTTGGTAATAAAAATCCTAAAAAGAAATAAATGAATGATACTTTAGCATTATTACAACAGGATTTCAAGCTGTTTCTACAGGCATTGTGGCATC